TTAGTAAATAATAAAACATATCATCACCACCAGGTGGAATACTACAGTACTTGAATTCATCAAGGTTCCGTTTGACTGCTGGATGATATGTTATAAATTAAGCTCTCAGAGGTGCAATTACAATAAGCCATACTGATACATCAGTCAATATGATGGTTCTTGTAAGCTTCCAGAGAGCTTAAATAATTAATGTAATAGCTACCCAATAAACAGAGTCTTGGTACAAACATTCATTTGCAACTGGTTATAAACCTCATCTATTTTATGGTTGTGGGCATTATCCACCACATTAGTATTATCTAATGGTTTTTTCCGGCTCTTGTCTTAGTTTGTTTTTATTCCACTAAACACATAGCTATTACAATTTTTATCCCTCTGTACTCAGTTGTAATGTGTAAGATTTAGTATTATTTACTGTAGGTGTGTCTAAGCTACCTACTCTCTTACAATAATTTAATCCTTTCAAGGTATTTCTTCCTTGGGTAATTAAATTACTTTACATTACAACTGCCTGACCTTGGGAATCAGGAATGGTACATTAATAAGAGCAGTTTGTCTACATGCTCAGATATACGCAGAATATCACTGCTTTTCTATTGTGTACTCTCACAAGGTTGCAATCCTTGTAACTTAACCTATGCTTTATAGAACTCATTTCTTTTCTATTGAATTACAATTTCACCAACTAATATGATGGTTATTCTTGTCTAATAGATGCACTGTTCTCCAACAGATGACGTAGCAATTCAGCAAGTTAGTTATATCACTTGAGTGAGTGATATTCTGCTTGGATGAGAGTAATAATGAATAAGATGAAAAAACTATACGATACTAAGTGTAACAGACATGTCAATGCATTACAGTTTTCTCGTATAGTTTCCCTCTTTAAAACGTGTAAATAGTAACTCACTCAAGAGATTACTATTTATGTTAATTGTATTCTAATGAATACAAGAATTGCTTCATTGCTAATTCTTTGTTTATCATGCTCCTGTTGTTTACTACTCTATAAGAGTATTTGCTTTTATCAGGTTGCATAGTATGAAGCTGAGAGTATAAGAATTCTATTAATTCTTCAGGTTTTCCTGAACCTGAGACAGTCATTATAACTGTCTCTTCAGGTAATTGTATTTTAATCTCGTATAACATAATAAAGCTATATTAGTTGTTGTTTCTTGTTGTATTAACGTACCAATGTAGTATTGGTACTATTAATATGATGGAAAATAAAGCTGATGCTTCTAATCTTCCTAATTTAGTAATTAAACTAATAGAAAGCAATATAATCGATAGGATTATACTTAGTATTGTAAGTTTACGGTTCATAATGTTTTAGTTTTAAAGAGTTGTCAAAGAGCTATAGATTTTAATATTTGTTGGTAGATTGAAGGATTGAAATAGTGTTAGAGTGTGGAAAAGGTTCTTACAACTTGTTGTCCCTTAACCATCACACAACGCTTAACAATCACATATCCTCTAACTAATCACAGAGAGTTAGTGTAGGATACAGAGCTTAGAGCACAGACGTAGAGTAAAGAGTGTAGAGTGTAGATAAAACATTAACAGGACTACTATCAACAACGTAGTAGTCCTATTAATTAAAAGCATTCGTATTAATATACGAACGCTTTTGTGCTTCCTGCCTCAACACTCCAGTGTTTACCATTGTACTCTCCCTCTGCATCTCTCGATGCTGTAAAGATTCCAACTCGCAATACACTGTTCTCGTGCACTATAACTCCAGTTCTCACTGGTAGGTACATTACACCTGCATCGGTCTTAACCGCTACTGTGTTGCTCTCTGCATCGAACTCGTACTCCCCTGGAGCAATTGAGCCTGCCTCAGTAGTTGGTACTGAAGGATATAATGGCGCACCATATTCCTTAACTACTGATCTTAAAATGTCTAAATTTAATGCCATGATTTCTTGTTTTAAAGCGTTAATAATTTATAAGGGGGAATATCCCTTTCCCCCAAATTTAGTAGGGGTATGTTGTATAGGTGGTAACCACGATTAGTGTCTCAAAGCATTCTCAAAAAATATATATAGTAACCACGGTCACTACCTCAAAACATCCCCAAAAAAATATAAAAATAGGAATCATCTGAAAGGGGGCTAAAAAGGTTCCTAAATAAGAATAAGCGTCTTTTTAAGGTAAACGTACTTCAAACCCAGTGGTAGTCTACGTTGTAGAGGTTTGGTCGATATGCAATTTTTTGCACATAGAATGCCGTATAAGTGCAATTTTTTGCATACCTTTGTGGAATACGTAAAGACAGCAGTATGATAAAGAAGGTAAAGAAATCTACTACAATTGATGTAGGGGAGTATGTTAATATGACTACAGGAGAGACTTTGGTATCTGAAGTAACAGGGTCTAATTTAACACTAACAGCTAAATCAGATACTAATTCTGTAGTGATATCTAATGAGGATTATTATGTAGTAGATGCTAAGGTATTAGATTATCTGAGTAGTATTCTTAATAGGAGTGAATTAGGCTCACTGAGTATAATGAGTACAGACCTTAAGACACCGCTTAATATTATATACAACAATAATGTGCCTCATACTAATGAGACACTTCAACAAAAGTTAGGAATGGATTCTCCATCAGGTTTCAGTAAACTCATTAAGAAACTTATGAAGGTAGGTATTCTCTATCAGATTAAAGGAAACATTATGGGACAAATTAGAGTTATTTATATGATGAATCCTTTTGTAGTACGTAAACGCAAAGTTATCGATGCTACTGTTCTAGAATTGTTCCCCAACTTCCACACTAAAAAACTATAGTTATTATAAAATTCTTATAATAACTTCTAAAATTTTGGTAGTTATTATAAAATGTTTATATTTGCTCCATGATATTAGCACATCTTGATATTAATGATAGTATTCTACTAAAGGCAAATGATAAAAGTTTCCATGCTTTCTACCATATACTGCTCCAGGTGGATTCTACTGATTTAGTATGGTATGCTGATAGAGTGAATAAGACAGCAATAATCTCTAAGATGGCTATTACTCTTCCTACTTTAGAAAAGATGATAGCCTCACTTAGAGAAAGAGAGTTACTCTTACCAATGCAAAGAGGAAAGTATTTGATTAACTCTTCGATTATAGAAAGCTACTGAGGATGAAAGTTGGAGAATTTATATCTACAGAGTTAGAGGAATTATTAGCTAGGCAAGACAGACTGGCTCGTACGTACAAAACATATTGTACAAAACACAACAAGGAATTCAGTTCTAGAATTTGTTTTTCTATTACTGATCCAATATTATTTACACTAGAAATCATTATTAAAGATGGGGACAACGGAGAAATTAAAAGCAATTAAAGAGGTGATGGCAATTAGCTTCATGCAAGCTACAGAGAAATCACTAGTGAATGGATTACAGTTTGGATATACTTCTAGACCAGAAGATGATATTTTCTTTGGGAATACTGACGCACCTACAAAAGGGTGGGTAGTAGATATCAAGGTAAAAGAAGCAGGGTATGGAGAGAAGATAATCCAACAGTTTCGTTACCCAAGACCTGATAGCGTAGATGCTAAAAACTTTGAGTACCATGTGTTGATTGATGTGCTAAGTGCATTAGTTCAAGGTGCTCTTATTAGTTGGTATGAGTTAGGTAAAGTAATGGCGACAGATAAAGAATTTCAAAAAGAAGTAATCGATGAAGCAAAAAAAGGTAATATCGCTACCAACTAACAGTAGTAAAATCTACCGTCAAATACTTGCTTTTATGAACTTCCTATTGAAGATAAGTGAGCAAGAGAGAGATGTGTTGGCCGAGATACTCAAACTAGATAAAGAGTACGAAGCTTTGCCTCAAGAGAAGCGAGCTAAGTTTATTCTGTCTACTGATATGAGAAAAGAAATGAGGGAAACTTTAGGAATCGAGGAGAAACAGTTTAATGTTGTCATTTCTAGGTTACGTACTAAAATGCTTTTTGGTAAACCTTTAATAGGAGAACAGAATGAACTACATCCTGAGCTACAGTTTTCACCGGATGAAGATGGATTTAGGATTGAAGTTAATTTAGTGATGACTGAGATTCCAAAACAGACTGCTACAACTACTACTACAGTTGAACCACAGGTTGTTCCTCAACAAGAGGAACAGTCTGTTGTTGTTCCTGCTACGCAAGAAGTGCCTGGATTATCTAAATTTTCTGATCCATTCTTTGAGGAGTCAGAAGAGTTTTCATTAAGTGGACCGAATGAATAGACAAAGAGAAATATTAGTTCAGTTAGCCAAGTACCACGGCATACAACTTAGTCAAGCTGAGGAAATATGGAATTGTATTGGAGATAAAATAGCTGAAGTAATAGCATTACAGGATAAGAAGGATTCTGAGGGATTCTTTTTACCTGAAAAGTTTAAAGTAATTCATATTAATAATTTCGGTAAGTTTATTCCGAATAAGAATATGATTAACTATGCAAATCATTGTATTAAATATAAAATAGCAAAAAATGGAAATAGCATTACCAATCCTAGTAGACAAGAAGGAGATACAGATGACATTCTACAAGATTAATTATATAGCACCTACTTTATCAGGTAATAGTACTATAGGTTCTGGCTCAAAAGAGTTTGAATGTACTTTACCTTATGAGGAGATATGGAAAAAGTTGAGAGATTTGCAACCTGCTAAAAACAATAATCTACAAAAGTACTAGACAATGAAGCAACTCCATGATAATAATTTTTGGGAACTAAATTCTGAACTACTACTATTAAAGGAGTTTGATGCATTGTACTCAAAAGATAAAACAAAAGGAAAGGAACAAAGCTCTAAGTTAATGTGGGGTATTTATTATGCCTACAATCCAGAGTCTAAATTCTTTAACTATCCTAATAAACTAGAAGTAGTAGGTAAATCTTTACTGAAAGATGATAAGTTTAAGTGGAACGAATATACTTCGGTTATAGATGACTACAAGAATCTTGTTCTTACTGATGTAGAACGAGCTCTTATTAACTGGAATGAGATAATGGTGCTAAGAGATAAATCCATCAAAGATTTGTATAAAAGTGCTATTGAAGCAGGAGACACTGATGAGTTAGTTAAGATTGATAAGATGTTAGCTAATACTCCTAAGATGTTCGAAGATTTTAAGAAAATTAAACGAGATTACGAAGAAGAGAAGACTCAGAAAAAAGGGAAAACTATTGCTTCGTTGTCAGATTCAGGTGAGATATAATGGATAGTATTTGGCAAAACAAAACTAAGATTCTTAACGGAATAAAGAATACATTAGTAAAGCAGCAAATAATAGAAGATATTGCTGTTAGTAGGAGAGCAATATGTTTATCTTGTCCTGATTTAGAAGCTGATCCAAAAGCAATTATCAAAGAAAGATGTGGTAAATGTGGATGCGCTATTAAATTTAAGACAAGATGTCTAGAATGTTCTTGCCCTATGGATAAATGGCCAGCAATAAAACAAGAGTAATATGCTTATAGAAAATTCTAACTTCAGATTATCAGAAATACCTAATTACCATCCAGAGTTAGAGTATTATGAAAGGGTTACGTTTTGGAAAGACGAGAAACGTAAATGTATTGAGGGTTATTGGGTATCAGGAAAATGGATGCCTGGACCACTTTACTACTACGTTAACTTCCACAACATTCAGTTTGAAGATGATACTTCTGTAGCACCAGCTTTTGGACTTCCTTTTCTTAGAGATATTGATTGGGAGTTGTTTTTAATCTATGAAGAATGTAGGGGATTCTCAGGATTTGCAGGAGATACTAAGTACACATGCGATAGAAAGTATGGTCCGGAAAAGGATATGTCAATTAGGTTAAAAAGAATCACTGAAGCAGAGGCCGCTTCTATGACCTACATTCCTGCTAGAGAATATTTAAGAAAAAACCATGGGACTAACTTAGGTAAACCTTTATACCGAAATAGTTCACAGCATTTTATGTCTATACAAGCCAGGGGTTCCGGTAAATCCTATTCTACCTCAGCTATTGTAGCTCATAATTACTTATTTGATGGGGCTACAGATTATGATGATTATCTAGACAGAAGAAAACTTAAACAATATACCTCATCTGAGGGAATCATCGGAGCAATCGATACTAAGTATACTGAACCATTAGTAGCAAAGGTAAAGGTTGCATTTGAACTATTGCCTGGAGGCTACGAGATGGGAGATGATAAATATCCATCACCACTCTTCAGTGACTACACAGGTTCTTTAGCATCAAATAAGTATGTAACTTCCGTGACTTCTAAATCAAAACTGTACCATAGAACATTTAAGGATAATCCTTTAGCAGCCAATGGTACTCGTGCCAATTTAGTAGCATTAGATGAGGTTGGTTTCATGTACAATATCAAAGAATCTTGGGGAGCCATCGAAGCTATTCAGGCTTCTAAACAAAAGAAGAATCTTGTTATCTGGGCATTAGGAACTGGAGGTTTAGTATCAGGTAAAGCAGCATTGTATGCTGAAAGTATATTCCGTAATCCACAAGATTATAACTGTATTGAGTTTGATGATGTCTTCGAAAATAGAGGAAAAATAGGATACTTTGTCCCATATCTTAAAACATTAAATGAGTTTAAGAAAGGGCCTAACAAAGAAACTGATGAAGAATTAGCTAGAATGTTTATTGAGAACAGAAGGATGTTAGCTAAGAAATCTGCTGACCCTACTGTATACCAAACAGAGATAATCAATGGTCCGATGGTTCCTTCTGAAGCATTCCTTGTATTGGAGGGAGCATTCTTCCCTACATTACAACTTAAAGAACAGTTGGCTGAAGTAGAAGGAGGAAAGTATGCTAAATACACAGAGGCTTCTTTTAAAGGGCACATTAGTTTTAATGAAAAGAATGAACCAGAATTCTACACGCAACAAGATGCTAAACCAATCAGAAAATTTCCTTTAAGTAGGAATGATGAAAAGGGAGGATGTATCGAGGTCTGGGTTAAGCCTCAGAAAAATGATGAAGGAGTAGTGCCTCGAGGTATGTACATAGCAGGGATTGACGTTGTTGATAAGGATAAATCCACTACTGATTCTTTGCCGTCTATAGTAGTAATGAATCGATACACTAGGCAATTAGTAGCAGAATACACAGGACGTACAAGTGAAGCTAAAGATTTTTATGAAGTATGTCGTAAAATTTTGTTATACTACAATGCCGTAGGAATGTACGAGAAAAACCTTATTGGTTTGTATAATTATTTTGACCAGAATAAATGTACTTACTTATTAGCTGATACTCCTTATCAATTACGTTCTACAGATACTTACAAAGCAGGAACAAATACAGCAAAAGGTATAAATGCATCTGGCACAGTAAATGCTGAGGCACGTAATATGATTAAGTCTTGGCTACAAGAAAGAATATCAGACCGTTCTGAGGTTAGAGTATACGAAACTATTTACAGTCCTGCTATGATTACTGAGATGATTATGTGGAATCCTGACGGTAACTTTGACCGTGTATCTGCTTTAGGTATGTTAATGTGGCTAGACTCGACTATGATGAAACAGATACAAACTCAAGCACAAGAAGTAAAAGGATTCTTAGATAATCCTTATTGGGAACAAATGGGAGTATTAAAAAAGAAACCTATAGATAGAATATATTAAAAAAATTATTCATAGATTTGTGTTTTATATAAATTATTAGTATGAGTTCTCCTGTAAAAATGCAAGGGTACATTAGTTTCCCTAGACAAAAATTACCTGATAGTCAGAAAGATGACAATTGGTTTAAGAAGAATATTGATTTTGCAGAGCACTTGTTAACCTCTGATGTAAATCTTCGTTCTAATTTTAAGAACAAAAAAGCAAACTATAATCTTAGAGCTAATATTATTAACGCTAAAGATTTTGAGAAATATATCAATCCTGATAACCTAGATTTAGAATCACTACCTGCATCATTCCAACATATAGGAGTTGAGAATAGTAAAATTAATTTACTATTAGGAGAGTATTCTAAAAGAAAGAAAGAATTCAAGGCTTACATATCTGCTAATGATACTGATGGTATCGGTAGAAAAGAAACTCAATTGATGGATCAGATTCGTCAAGAAGTTGCTTCCATGATTCAGAGTACTTCTATTAGCGATGAGGAGATAGCTAAGAGATTACAACAACTCCAGAAATTCCAATCATATGAGTTCCAGGATATCGCTGAGATTACTGCTAATAAAATCTTAAAGAGAGAATACAAAGAAGGAGACTTTGATTTTACTTTCTTACGTACTTTCGAAGATTTGTTAGTTGGAGGTGAAGAGATTATGTATTGTGGAGTACTAGGAGGAAATCCAGTAATGCGTAGAGTAAATCCTATGAACTTATATACAATGGGAGGTAATTCAATGTATATTGAAGATGCTGATATTATTGTAGAATATGGATACAAATCTGTAGGACAGGTAATAGATGATTACTGGGAAGATTTATCTGAAGATGATATTGACTTCTTAGAAAGAGGAAAAACAGATGCCTCAATGGGAGGAGGAGGAATTGGATTAAATAGAGATTTATCAGTTTATGATTACTATGGTGAGCAAGGTGCGCTATCGATTTTTCACCCTAACGAAATGGGAACAAGAACTTTTGCAGGAGCTTTTGACACTTACGGTAACGTTCGTGTTCTGAAAGTATGTTGGAGATCTAGAAGAAAGATAGGTGAACTTACTTATTTTGATGAAGAAGGAACAGAACAAAAAGATTGGGTTCCTGAAGATTATAAGCCTAAAAAAGAATTAGGAGAAACTGTAAAATGGATATGGGTTAATGAGTGGATGGAAGGACACAAAATTGCCGACCACGTATACACTGTAATGAGACCTGTACCATATGCTAGTAAATCCTTAGTTAACAAATCTAAAGGTACGCCTCCTTACGTAGGTTCGGTAAATTCTACTAATGATTATAAAGTACAATCATTAATGGATATAATGAAACCGATGAGTTATTCTTATGACATTGCTTACTATAAACGTGAATTAGAAATAGCTACATACAAAGGTTCGTTTACTGCTATTAATAGTTCTCTTGTTCCGTCAGGATGGGATCCAAAAGAATGGATGAGATATGTTACTATTAATAAGTTTGCTTGGTTAGATCCAACTAATGAGATTCTTAAAGGACCTTCTCAAGGTAAATCTGCAGGAGCATTCAATACATTAACTGCTACAAAAGTAGACATAGGTGACGCTACAGCTATCGGTATGTATACTAACCTACTATTAGACATCGAGAATACATTAGGAAAATTAGCTGGTGTTACTGGTGCGAGAGAAGGAGCAATTGGAAGTAGTGATGCAGTAGGAAATACAGAGAGAGAAATTTCTCAGACTTCACACATTACAGAGAAATGGTTTGCTATCGATGCTAACTTCAGAAAAAGAGTACTTACTAAATTCTTAGAATGCTGCAAGTATGCTTATAAGAAAAACCCTAAAAAGGGCCAATTCTTATTAGACGATATGGGCCAAGAAATGATTACAAAGTTCGATGAGTTCGTATCTTCTGAATACGATATCCACGTTTCCAACTCTACTAATGATACACAGTTATACAACGATTTACGTGCATTATCTCAGGCTGCAATTCAGAATGGTCAAGCTACTATTTCTGATTTAGTAGCAATATCACAATCAGAGTCTGTTCAAGAAGTTGCAAGACGTTTAGAAGATTCAGCAAAACGAATCAAAGAGCAAAACGATGCAATGCAGCAAAAACAATTAGAGCAACAATCTCAAGCAAATCAATTAGCTTCTCAAGATGCTGATAAGAAATTACAGGCAGATATGAAACGTCACGATGATGAGATTGCTGTTAAGAGAGAACAAATCCAGGCTGACCTTACTATTGCTGGTCTAAAAGAAGCACATACAAATCTTCGCCACGGCATTGATGGAGAAAGAGCTGATGCTGAATTAGGACAAAGAATAGACTCAGACAAAAACGGTATCGATGATTACTTAGATACTCGTAGAACAGAGATTGACGAATATTACAAAAAAGAACAAATCAGAATCGCAGATGCTAAATTAGCTGAAGCTCAAAGAGCAAATATGGCAAGCGAGAAATTAAAAAAGGAAGCATTAGCTAAACAGAATAAGGAAGCTAATACTAAAAAGCCATAAGTCGATATTAAGAAAGGTTAATGCGATAAGGGCTATGTATAAAAATAATTTTAATATTGTAACCAAAAGACAGCAACATGAGTACAGAAAACGATGATTTATTTGAAGGACTTCAGATAATGTCACCTTCAGAACTTAATAATTCTCTAAAAGGAGAACAAAGCGGAGACGAAGGAAATGCCTCACCAAACTTCCAATTAGATTCTGTAGAATCAGAATTTACTTTGGAACCTGTTAAACCTACAGAAACTGGAGACTCTGGAGTGGATAACAAAACAGCAGCAAGTGCTGAAGTTAAAACAGAAACAAAAACGAGTAGTTCTAACGAGAACCAAAGTGAAGTAGTTTATAAAGCTTTAATGAAAGAACTTGTTACAGCAGGAGTCTTAACTGTCGAAGAGATGGAGAAACTAGACGAAATGCCTGGAACATTTGATTCTATTAAAGACTTAGTACAAAAAACTGTAGAGACTCATACTAAGGAAAGAGAGGAAAACTGGAAAAAAGGTTTATCTCCGGAAAAGAAAAGGTTTCTTGAAATTGAAGATGCTTTTGACGATACGCAGAACGCTATTATAATGGCTCAGAGATTAGAGTTTTTTGACAATACAACTGATGAATCTATTAAGGGTAATCAGCAACTACAAAAGCAGATATACTTTGAACAATTAAAGTCTAAGAACTTTAGTGATTCAGAAGCATTAGAAGCAGTAGAAGATGCGATTGCTATTAATAAGTTAGAAGAGAAAGCTTTGAAAGCTGTGCCTGAGTTAAGATCTCAAGCAGAAAAAATAGTAGCAGATTCTAAAGCAGCTAAAGAACAAAAAACAGCAGCTGAGATAGAAGAGCAAACTAAAGCTTTCGAAACTTTGTTAACTACTATAGATAGTACAGAATCGTTTATCGATGGATTAAACTTGAATAAAGTATCTAGAGATAAATTGAAGAACAATATAGTAGAACCAGTTTATAAGGACCCTAAAACAGGGAAGGAATTTAATAGTTTGATGTTCAAACAACATAAGAATCCTACTCAGTTTGAGTTACTTGTTAACTACTACGATTCAATCGGTCTATTTAACTTAGACAAAGAAGGTAAATTTAAACCAGACATTTCTAAGTTAAAAGCAGTAGCTAAAACAGCAGCGATTAATGAACTTGATAAAGTTATTGCAGCTGAAGAGCAGAGAGGTGTAGGTAGAAACACATCAGTGGAGACCTCACAGAAAACAGAAGGAATTTTAAATATGCTTGAAAGAGCTATTGGAAATAAATAGAAAAGTAAAAACAGATTCGTCTAACAATTAAAGAAAAAACAAAATGGCTCAATTACTTCCATTACAAAGGTATGAAGCAAAAGATTTCAATGGCTTGGTTACGGACAACCACTTCCATGCATTGTATCAACAAAAACCTCAGTTAATTAGTAATGTAATCAAACAGATTTACAAAACTAATTTACAAGGTAAATTACGTGAGTTCGTTGATCGTTTCCCTGTTAAAGAGGTAGAACAAGAAAACGGATTCTATAACTGGATGTTGCAAGGACAACATGATAAAAACTTACCATTAGTAGATGCTGAAACTATTGACGGACGTACTATTTCTGCAGGGACATTCCCAGCAAACGTAGGTGCTAACGGAGAGCGTTTCTACTTAATCTTCGATGAGCCTTTGTTTGAACCAACAAACGTATTAAGAGGTGAAGTTGATGATTACCATTTATTAGTTAAGAAAGCTTTAGATGCTGGTTCTCGTTACAAATTTGAAGTGGAATTAGTTACTGATAACTCTAACAAATCTGTTCCTTCTGAGGAATTAGCTATTGGAGGTCGTTGGTCTAAATTCTACTCATTATCTCCTTCTACGTTATCTTACGAAGGTTCTAAACCGTATTTCACTTCTCCTTGGAGAATGGAAAACCGTCCTTCTACATTACGTATGGAATATGAAGTAGCAGGTAACACAATCAACAAAGGTAAAAATGAGCCTTTAGAATTTGGATTTAACTACAAAGGACAACAAGAGTCTATTTGGATTAACTACCAAGATTTAGTAGCTCACCACCAATGTGAAGAAATGTTTGCTCGTATGTTAATGTACGGTAAGAAAAACTGGACTGCTGACCACAAATACTTGAACAAAGACGATAAAACTAAATATGCTATCGAATCAGGTTCAGGTTTCTTCGAGCAAATCGCTCCATCAAACACTCACTACATTAATACTTATGACCTTGATTGGCATTTAGAATTATTGTTAGATATGGGTGTTGGTAAATTAGAAAGAGGTAAACGTGTAATCCACTTGTTAACAGGTGAGTTCGGTGCTATCGAAATTTCTAAACAAATCCAAGCTAAATCAGGTACAGGTAAATTTACTGTAATCTCTGACAAGTTCTTGATGAGTAACACAGACCCAGGAAACTTAGGTGGTAAAAACACTAAAGGTTTAATGGAACCACAATGGAATGTTTACGAATGGTACAACGGTGTTGTTATTATGGTTGAGATTTTAGATTTCTTCGATGATGATGTATACTTCCCACAAAGACATCCTGATGGAAAAGGTATCGTAGAATCTCACAGAATCTTAGCTTTAGATTATGGAGACAATGCAGGTATCTACAGAGTTAAACCTAAAGGAGTTCCAGATTACAATTGGGCTTACATCCCAGGTATGAGAGATCCTTTCTCTCCTGCTGGTAAAGGTTCACCAAAAATGGTAGCTTCTGAAGTTGATGGATACAAAGTAATGTTCCAAAAATGGGGAGGTTTAATGATTGAGGACCCTACAAAAGTAGTTGATATTCGTTTATCAGTAGATAGATCGTAATAGATAAGAAAATGTTTCCCCCGGAGTTGAAAGCCTGGGGGACATTTTTTAACAAAGAATAATAGACAGCAAAATAAATAAAATGGAGACAGCAACAAAAGACAAAGTGGTTTACGGTACTTTCTTACAAGACAGAATTGTTAAAGTAAAGCCAGTAGAATCATCAGGGAAATGGAGTACTTTATTAGTACAAGGACAAGAGAGATCGAAAGACCCTTTTATGTATAATAAAGTAAAAAGAAGTTATCAAGTTCCTCTTAATAGCGAAGCTAGAGGAGGAGGAGTTAAATTAATCTTAGACGACCAAAAACGTGTTAAGATTCAGAAGTACATGGAATCATTTCCTATTGGAATGACTCAAAAAGAGTTCTTTGAAAAAGAATTAGGATGTGACTTAAATCCTACATTAAAAGCAGAAGACAACTTCTGGAGAACGGACAGAAGAAGTAGAGTAATTCTTACGAAAGAAGGAGTTACATTAAACTTAAACAATCCGTTAGAAATGTTGAAGTACTTAATCTTGTTATCGAACAAAACGTTAATCTGTCCTTCTTATGAAGATAGAATGCTTAAAGCTACGTATGAGTTCATGATGGTAGATGAAGGAAAAATTATTTCTAAAAAATTAGAAGAAAGTTCTATAAAAGCAAATGCTTATATTAAATTTGCAGAGATTACTGGAAACAAAAAAGCTACAATTGGATTTATTAAGTCTCTTGGTAGAACGATTCCAGCTACAGCTACAGAGGAATGGTTGAAAAACGAAGTATTAAATATAGTGGATACTAATCCAGCATATTTCTTAGAGATTGTTAATCATCCTCAGTACAACGAGAAAATCTTTGTTCAAGAAGCCGTAGAAGCAGGAGCAATTATTAGAAAAGGAGATAAACGTTATACTCTTGATAATGGTTCAGAATTAGGTGATATTACTGATGTAATTAATTACTTATTGAACCCAGACAATCAAGAAGTAAAACTTAGAATTAAAGGAAAGATAGATTTAGCTAAACGTAATTAAGAATGACTGCAAACCAAATGGCTGACGAATTAGAATTGAAACTAGACAGAAGTGATAGTTTTGGTTCTCCTGGTTATGAAGACTTTGAGTTGTCCTCTGTACTGACTGAGGCACAAATGGTTTATGTCAAGAAATTTATCGATGAGCTAAATAACCGTAAAGGCAAAGGCTTCCAAGAAACAGAAATTAGGATGCAAGGATTAGGAGCATTGATAAACAATGCTTCTGCCTTAACTCCTTCTACTACTCAGACTGGACACTTAACTAACGGAACATTCTTTGATTTACCAATGGACCATATGTATACTGTTTACGAGGAGTGTGCAATTAATAAACTAGTTGTGACAATGATCCTATAGTAGCATATGTGGTAGAACGAGCTTATAATGAGATTCAAAGGTTTGCTAATTCTAAGTATAAAAAACCTTTTTATGATACAGCAGGAAGTGCAAGAGTTTGGAGAACAGAATTTTCGAGAGTAATCTCAGGAGTTAACCCTAATGTTCAGCCTTCAGCAAAGCGTCATGAAATTATTACAGATGGTACTTTTAGTGTAACAAGTTACAATATGAGATACCTTAAAAATCCTGAAGCAATAGTAGTAGATAGAACTACTACAGCAAATCAAAGGAACTGTGAATTAGATTACTCTACACATTTAGTCATAGTAGATATTGCTCTAGACTTAATGCTACAAAGAGTAAAAGAACAAAAAGTGCAAATAGTAGAACCGTTAAGGGAACTAGAATAAAGAAGAATAATAATTAAAAGTAAAAACAATGTTAAGAAAAGCAAACAATGTGTTTTCAGTTATCGTAGACGATAACGCTCAAGCTGCATTAGGATTAAGTGCAGGTACATTATTAACAGATGTGAATTTACCAGCAGGAGCTATTGCTTTAGCAGACTTAGGAAACCGTTTTCTTACAGCTGCTGCATACACAGCATTAGGTTCTACAGATCAATTCAGAATCTTACAAGGTAAAGGTGTAGGTGTGCCTATGATGAAGTCTCCTATTTTAACAAAAGGAAACATCTCTATCACAACTGCTAAACACAAAGCAAAACAAGAACAAATTACAGTGATTGGTTACAACGGAACTACAGGTTCATTACCAGTATCTAACAATACTGATTTCTGGATTAAGTTACGTAAAAGAGATAACGATGCTGCAAACCGTTCTCAACCAATGAGTTTATTTGCTGGACCAGTTAAAACTGACAGTACTGCAACTCAAGTAGAATTAGCTTTCTTATTAGCTAAATCTGGTAGAAAAAACTTTGCTTTGGAGCCAGCTAACAACTACGTAAAATTCGAAGTTATTTCTGATGGTACTGCTGCTGCAATTGGTACAACAACTTTAGCTGTTACAAACGGTTCTAATGTTGCTACTTATTCTGCTGCTCACTCATTAGCTGTTGGGGATTTAATCTTCATCGCAGGTGCTACTTACCAAGTTAAAACTGTTACTTCTACTACTGTTGTAGTTTTATCTACAGTTTTCGAAGGTACTACTGCTTCTGCTTTAGCTACTGGTACAACGTATGCAACAAATCATGGTAAATTAACTAGTGTTGTTAACTGTGGTATCCGTATCACTGGTAAACCAGCAGCATTTGATGTTAATGCATTCCGTGATTACTATGCAAACAGATTCACTGCTACTTTCTCTGATAGTTCTACATTAGTAACTTCAGTACAAGGAGCATTTAATGGAAATGGAACTTTCCAACAAGTTGCAATGGATGAGTACATGTCTTACGGTTTCGAAGGTCAAAACAACCAATTGGCTGTTCCTTCTGTACCAAGAGATGCTGTTACTAAAATCCCAGGTGTTGGTTCTAACACTGCTCTTACTTCTAAATACTCTGCAGTAAACATTGCATGGGAAGAAAGACAAATTGGAATCGTATCTACTGTTAACGGAAAAGGAAACGTATTAATCTACGTTAACTTGTTAAACAGTGGTGGTACAGGAACATTAAGTGGTGGTACTTCTTCTGGAAAAGAATTAGTAACTAACTTAGGGTTAACTGCATCAAACTTAAACGAGTAATACTCCAACCCTCAGTAGCCTGCCACACGCTGTCTTAGTGGTAGGCTACTATTTTTTTTGTAACATCTAAAAGAATTACAATGTCTTTATTACCAAAAATAAATCTTTCAGTAGGGAATACTTGTAATAAAGTTTCTCTCATTGAATCTACTAGTGCTTACGTAATGGGGACTAATGATGGAGGTTGGGGAAGCCCTAATATTGACACCTCATCTGTAGATACCTCTATTGTTAACATTTATGATTTTGCTGATACAGTCGTATTACAATCATTTACTCTTAAAGATAATCTTATAGATTTATATTCATTAGCAACTAATCCAAACACACCTGCAGAGTTTACTATCATAGCAGATACTAACTGGACTCAGCCTGATGGAATCTTTAAAGTAGAATATGAAGTAACTACTAATACAGATACTTATAGTAATACTACTTACCAACTATTCTTATGTAACTTATGTAATTGCCGAGACAATCTTATTGTCAAATTGATTGATGCTTGTTCTGTTCCTGCTGTAAAGCAGTTAAAAGACCAAGTCGATCAAATGGAAATTTTTATCTATGGTATTCAGACAGCTTTTGGTTGTCAAGATTTCGATACAGCAGACAGTATATTAACGGCTGCTGCTACTTATTGTCAAACACTAACTGACTGTGGCGATTGTGGCTGTGGTGGTAAATGCTAAAAATTATGTGTAAAGATTGTAAAGGAATAACTTTATTAAAAGGAACAGATGGTAGATCCATCACGTCAATAGTTAATAACGGTAATGGTACGTTCAGTATATTCTTATCTGACGGAACTGTTTTTACTAGTCCTAATTACACAGGACCGGCTGGACCAACAGGCCCAACAGGAGCTACTGGACCAAGAGGAGGATTTGGTGGTTATAGTGGAAACTGGGTATTTAGTAATAATACATCAGGTGCTGCACCAGGTTCTACATTCTTAAAGTTTAACTCTGCTATATTAAGTAGTGTAACGTCAATTTCTGTTTCTAAAAATAACTTAAGCGGTACTGATTTATCTGCATTCTTAGCAACTTTTACAGCTTTAAGTTTTATTAGAATCTTCAAAGAATCAGATAGTAATACATTTATCTATGCTCGTATTGATGCTATAACTAGTACTGCTACTGAGTATGTTTTCTCAATTACTTATATAAGTGGTAACGGAACATTCTCAAACTTAGATAGCGTTGTATTAACTTATACTCCTACTGGTAAAGTATATAAAGAGTATACTGCATATTTAAGTGCAATAGGTACAGCTGACCCTACAGTCACTGTTATGCGAAATGAAATTGGTCCTATTTACTGGACAAGAAGTTCTGCAGGTACTTATGTCGGAACATTAACAGGAGCATTTACTGTAAATAAAACATTTATTAATGCAGGTAATAACTTTATGAATACTATCCTATGGGTAACAACAGGAAGTGTTGATACTGTAGGAGTTACAGTTAAAGCTACTGGTGGTACTTATGCTGATTCTTTAGGTGCTTTTGTAGAAGTTAGAGTTTATTCATAAAATAAAAAATTATGCCAAGTTGTTCTTGTGATATCAGATTAGTATATAGAATACGTAAGACAGGTCAACTTTCTTATACTTATACTCATTTACTTTCTTCTGCTGGAGTTAGTAATGGGTATGATTATTTTTTATGGGACCAACCATACTACGGTGAGACTCTATCGATGAAGTTAGAGTATACTACTGGGCAATGGGAAATGAAAGTAATTGCTTCTACTGGTTCCTATCCTTATGTAGGCTCTACAATAAGCATTCTTTTTGATTCAGTTCCTAGTATTAATTGTCCAATAGGTACAGACCTTGATTGGACTATACAACTACCTGCAGGGACAAGTAGTTTTATATGGACTCCTTTTGATACTTCTCTAGAATGTGGTAACATTCAAGTATGTTGCCAATGGGAAATTACTACTAGTACTCTTCCTGTACCTTTAAACACATACATATTCCCATTATTTGGATATACGGATTTATCTATTCTTAAACCAGGAATGGATATAACACAGATTTATTGGGACTATGCAGGTATAGAAGAAGGAATAGGAGGATATAAAATACAATCGTTAATATTCCAATCTACTATAGACCCTTCAGTTGTATATTACGAAAATGGTTCTAATAGAGTATTCCGAGGAATCATTATTTGTGATGCTGATGGAACTATCTTAAATCCAACTAACTTAACTTATCTTAACAGAGGATACGTTTGTTTTAGTACTCCTACTGTGACACAAGACGAATTAAATAAAGAGTGTTTTGATGCTCTAGTATGGGATAAACAATGTGAGTTTGGACAAAAGGTTTATGCTTACTTGCAGAAGTTACAATTCGGTATTGATTGCTGTGATGACTTAGAAGAGTTAAAAAACGATAAGAGAGCTTTAGAGATTTTAAATTGTTATGATACAAGAGATATAGAGAACAATACTACACAGTATAATCAATTGTCTTATACACAAATTAAAAAATTATTATAAAAGAATAATTATTAATTTTAAGTTGTAATTTTACAGCTAATAATATTAAATACCATGAGTCAAAAAGAAATAGCCTTAGTAGGTAGAAATAACAACAAAGCAGTTGTTACTGGACAAGGAGCATTACTAATTCAGCACGGAGATAAAATGTCTCGAATAGTAAATAGTCCTGATTATACTAGAACTTTTACTTACTATGGAAGTACGTCAAACTGTATTACAATAGTATATACAGGAACAACTGAATATGGTGCAGAAACTTTAACTGAAACCATTACTTATGTAGATCCTTCTATAGATGGATCTAATGTTACACAAATCGTAATGTCTTAATCATGGCTTGGAGATTTAATGTTTTTACTAGAAAACCAGACTATTATCAAGCTGGAGGTTCTGGAGGTTCTGGAAGTAGTACATACGTCAAGAATGTGGCATACGTAGATCCAGCAGCAGGCTCTGATTCTACAGGTCAAGTAAATGATAGAAATTTACCTTATGCAACTGTTGCTGCTGCTTCTACTGCTGTGGGTAGTGTCTCAATATCACAAATGGGTTCTACTGATTTAGTAATACTTTTACAAGGAGATTACACGGAATTAGTATATCTAACAAATGATGTAGACATTCACTGCGAAGCTGGAGTAGTATTTACTCAAGGTGGATTTACTGATTTAGTATCTACTGGCAAAAATGTAAGAATAACTGGTGAGGCAAAATTTAATGGAGAATACTGTTCCATTTTATTTATCAATTCTGATGCTAAAGTCTATATGGAATTCGATAGTGCTGAAGCTGCAAGTTCTTTATGTCAGGCAAGAGGTTCAGCAAATGTTTCAATGAAATTTAGAAGAGCCAAACTTAATGGTTACTTTAATAATGGAGCAGGTACATGTATGACTTTTAGAGATACAGCAGTTGGTTATATAGAAGCTACTGAGTACATTCAATCGCAACATTATATTGCTTTTTTTAAAGCAGGTAATACTTCTTATTTTAGTGGCTCAGTGACAATTAAGTCCCCTAAATTAGAAATTATCAATGACTATACAGCAAGTTATGGAGCAGCCCAAAGAGCAGTAATATCTATAGATAGAACTTTAAATGCTAAGATTAATATCATAGGAGATATAGTATATAGTAATACTACTTACGCAGATAATGCTGTAGTTATAACTAACCAAGTATATGCTTCTACTTCTGTATTTAATTTTTACGGAAATATTTATGGGAATATTAGTAAAGGAATATA